ACCGCCCCTCACCACCCGGCCGGCTCATTGGCAGCGATTGTGAGCACAAGCCCCCGTTGGCGAGCACGACGCGATGATGGCAATCACAGTGGCAGATAATGTGAGCAGCAGCGCCACCCCATTGTCAGCTCATTCGAGCAGGAATCCGCTCTGTTTGCGAGCACGAGCGCCGATGATGGCGAGCGCCTACAGCTACGTTTGGCTGACCGCGGGTGGTCCCTCGGTCGCCTGTGCCGGCAACCCTATGACGATCGCGGGCGATCTGCACGTCACCGGCGCGGTGATCGCGGGCTATGGCGGTGCCGACCAGGTCGGCTTGCAGACGCACAAGCACGGCGAGGGCACCGCTGCCGCGGGCACCACCGCGCCAACGGCCGGCACGTAATGACGCATCTTGCAGGCGGTCGCGAAGCGAACGCGATGCGTCATCCGTCGAGAGGCGGTTAGCACGGTGGGCGACATTCGCATCGTCTGGGACCCGGCCACGGGGACCGGTGACCTCAACATGCTCGGCGCCGGGCTGGAGCTGGGGCACGACCTGGAGACGGCCTCCCTCATCAGCATGTTCACCGATGCCCAGGTCGATCCAGGCGACATCGTGTTCGACACCGATCCGCATGGCTGGTGGGCGGACACGTATGCGGCGCTGGAGGACCCGACCCTTGCGGTGATCCCGAACGATCATATCGGCTCGAAGATCTACCAGGCGTTCGCCCGGCCGCGCACGCAGGACACGCTGAACTGGCTGCGCGACCAGATCATCCAGTGCCACGCCTGGATGATGACCGATGGCGTCGCCTTGGCGGTGGACGCGCAGCCGTTCTTCACCGGCCCGGGCGGCATCGGCGCGACCGTTACCATCACCGCGAACGGCGTGCCGAACCTCTACAGCTACGCCTGGTCGCAGGAATCCTGATCCGTGCCATTCCCGAGGCCGACCCTCACTGCTCTTCGCGCGCAGGCGATGCAGGACATCACCGCGTCCGATCTGCCGAACGCTGACGGGTTCCTGCGCCGGGCCGTGCTGCGCGTGCTGGCGTGGGTGCAGGCCGGCCTCGCCTATCTGCATTACGGCTACCTCGACTGGATCTCGCTGCAATCGACGCCGTTCACCGCGACCGGCGAATATCTTGAAGGATGGGCGGCGATGGCACCGACCCCAGTGCTGCGCGAGGCGCCGACGTTTGCCTCCGGCCCAGCGGCCTGGCCGGGTGTGGTCAACACGCTCTTGCCAGGCGGGACGGTTTGCAGCCGCGGCGATGGCGCGCAGTACGCCACGACCGCGGACGCGACGGTTGGCAGCGGCGGATCGGTCGCGGTGATCGTGGTCGCCCTGGTGGCGGGCTCGAACGGCAACACCGACAGCGGCACGCCGCTGACGCTGGGCGTATCGATTGGCGGCATCAACCCGAGCGGCGCCGCGACGGCCGCGATCACCGGCGGCGCCGATCTGGAGACGGACGGTCCGCTGCGGACCCGCATGCAGGAGAGCTACGCGGCGCCGCCGCACGGCGGCAACCAGGCGGATTTCGTGACCTGGGCGTTGCAGGTGACCGGCGTCACCCGTGCGTGGTGCGCACCGTGGATCGCCGGTCCCGGCACCGTCACGGTTTTCTTCATGATGGACGTTGCGGAGTCGGCCTATGGCGGCTTTCCGCAGGGAACGAACGGCGTCGCCGCGGCGGAAACCCGCGACACGGCGGCGACCGGCGATCAGCTCGCGGTAGCGAATTTTCTTTACCTGCTGCGACCGGTGACGATGCTGGTCTATGCGGTCGCGCCGCAGGCCTCGACCCAGGCGTTCACGATTGCGGGCCTGTCCGGGACTTCGAGCGCGCAGCAGGCGCAGGTGTCCGCCGCGCTGACCACGCTGTTCCTGCAAAAGGACAGCCCGCTCGCCACCACGTCGATCGAGCAAAGCGATTGCGCCGCGGCGATCACGGCCATCGGCGGGCTGCCGTCGTTCGCGATCACCTCGCCATCGGCGTGGCCGATCACGTCGGCGGCCGGTTTCCTGTTCACTCTCGGAACGGTCACCTATACCTGATGACGCATCTTGCAAACGATCAGGCCGCGACGCGGACTGATGTGCCGTTTGGCGTCTGCCGCACTCGCGAAGCGAACGTGATGCGTCATCCGTCGGAAGGCGGTTAGCACGGTGCCGACACCCCCTGCGTTTGGCGATGCCGACTATCAGCAGGCGATGCTGCGGCTGTTGCCGACCGGCCGCGTCTGGCGGCGCGATCCGGCGTCCACGCTGTCGGCGGTCATGCTGGCGCTGGCGCCGACCTATACCCGCAGCACGGCGGCGGCGGCGCAGGTGCTGATCGACGCCAGCCCGGCGACGACGCAGAACCTGCTGGTGGAGTGGGAGAACTCGCTCGGCCTGCCCGACCCCTGCACGGCGGCGAACCCGTCGATCGAGCAACGCCAGGCCGCGGTGCGGGCCAAGTGGGGCGCGCGCGGTGCGTTGACGACCGCGTATTTCGTCTCGATGGCGGCGGCACTCGGGTTTGCGATCACCATCACTGAGTTCACGCCGTTCGCCGTGGACATGGGCTGCGATCAGCCGCTGTACGAACCGGCGTGGGCGTTCGTGTGGCAGGTGAACGCGCCGGAGGTCGTGACTTTCTATTTTTCCGTCGAGGACTCCAGCGTGGACGACCCGCTGGAAACCTACGACGCCGGCGAGCTGGTATGCCGCATCACGCAGGACGCGCCCGCGAGAACATTGGTGCTTTTCGCTTTCTCCTGACCGGGAATTTTCATGCAAAGAATTATCGACGCGACCGCGGTGGCCTCGCTGCCCGCGCCTCCGACGTTGTCCGGCACCACCGGATATTTTGGCCCGGCAGTGCCAGGCATCTCCGCGGCGACCCGGCTCCGCTATTGGTTCGTGAACATGCTCCAGGAAGAGCTGATGTCGATCCTGGCGGCAGCGAGCATTACCGCGGACACTACGGGGACCGTGTTCAATCAGGTCCTGCTCTCGATCCAGGCTTTGATCGCCGGGATACCGCATGGGGTGCAAACCTTCTCCTCGACCGGTACGTTCACCGTGCCGGCCGGGGTGACCGCTATCGAGGTCGAGATCTGGGCCGGCGGGTCCGGATCCTGGGCGTCGGTGAGCGGGTGCGCCGGCGGCGGCGGGAGCGGCGGCGGGTATGCGCGCAAGCGGATTTCCGGTCTGACGCCCGGCGCAACGATCACCGTCACGATCGGCGCTGGGGGCGCGGCCGGTGTCTCGGGCACCACGGCGCCGGGCGCCGGCGGGGCGAGCAGCTTCGGGGCCTATTGCAGCGCGACGGGAGGCGTCGTGAATCCGCTCGGGACCGTTTCGGTTCCCTGCCTTGGGAACCAGGCCGGAGTCGGTTCGGGCGGCGATGTCAATCTGTATGGGGGCGACGGCGGGGTTGGCGGCCAGAATCAAGGCGGGCTGATCTTCAACAACGGAGGCGCCGGCGGGGAAGGCCCGTTGTCCGGCGGCATCGTCGGCAATGCCGGGGGCGTGGGTACCGCAGGCCGCTTCCCGGGCGGGGGTGCCTCGGGCGCTGGAACAGGCAGCAGCGGCACGACGGCACAGGCCGCTGCCGCCGCCGGGGCGGCTGGTCTCTGCGTAGTGAGGTGGTAGGATGTACGGCTCGTTGCGCGGCGTTCCGGTGAGTCGCGAGCCGATCTGGCTTACGCCGAAATTGCCGACTGCCGTCAAGGGGTATTGCTACGAGATCGACCCGCTGGATGCGCAGGTGCTGAGTTCGTTGTTGCTTGCTGCTGCGCCTTCGGGCACTGGGGAACTGACGATCTCCGCTCTGGCGTTCGCTGCCGGGATTGTCACGTTCACGCTGGCGGGCGGACAGCCGGCGCGTACCTATACGCTGCTGCTGACCGCGACACGATCGGACGGACTGGTCAGCGATTACCTGTTCAAGCTGCGAGTTGGCAGCGTGCTGGTCACTGACCAACCGCAGGTGGCCCCGGCACTGGGCTTTGGCACTGAAGTCGTGTGGACCTCCTGACGTGAATAGGAGCCCCGCGCGAAAAACCATCTCTGGCACTGTGCTGATTTCGAGTGTAGGTCGTGTGGACGGATTTGATAAGGGATTTGATCAGTATTATCACGCACGCAAAGCTGATGAACGCGCTGAAGGAGACGTCGGTTTTCTCGCAACGTAGTGCGATGCGCTTGAA